CGGGTGGGTCGGCCTTGCCGCGATGCCGCTTGCCCTGCTTCCGGTTTCCTGCACCATGAACCATGGATCCGGTTGCCTGTTGCCTGTCTCCGGTTGCCTGTCTCCGGTTGCCTGTCTCCGGTTGCCTGTCTCCGGTTGCCTCCCACTAGTGCGGGCCGCACTAGTGCCAAAAGCAAGGTGTCCTGCAATGGGTAATTGCAAGAGGCGATCAGCCAAAAGCAAGGTGTCCTGCAATGGGTAATTGCAAGAGGCGATCAGCCAAAAGCAAGGTGTCCTGCAATGGGTAATTGCAAGAGGCGATCAGCCAAAAGCAAGGTGTCCTGCAATGGATAAACGAACATCGTCAAACGGCGGGGACTGCCAGACAAGTGCCACCAACTCAACAAATACTGAAAACATGAAAACAGAATACACCACCGCACAAACCGCCGCCATCGAAACCGCCGCCGCCGCTATCACCGCCGCCGCGAATGAATCGCTGATCGCTATCGTCAAAGCCAAAGCATCAATTGCATCGGTGATTCGCGAGCAAGTGGCAATCCTCACAAAAGCGAAGATCGCCGACAAGGACATCGCCGCGCTTGTGAAGGAATCGGTCGGCAATGCCTGTGTGCCTTCGACGATCAGCCGCACGCTGACCGAATGCGGGATCCGCCTTCGCGGCAAGCGATCCGATTCCGGCCATTTGAAAGCCGCCGATGCCCTACTCACCGCCGCGCTTCAGCCCAAGCCCGCCAAGCCGGAGGCCGATGCCGCCGACGAAGGCGAAGGCGAAGGCGACGACGACGAAGTCGAGTGCATCGTCGAAGATGGCACAAAGCACACGCCGGAGACGCTCGCCGCATTGCTGGCAAGCATCGATCCGGAAATCGTCATTGAAGCTCTCGCCATCGCCGGAATCGCATGATCCACTCCCCGCCCACTAGTGCGGCCCGCACTAGTGGGTAAACCTACACAACCCCACAACCCCACAAATTGAAACCATGAAGACTGCAACACGCCTCACGATCGCCGACATCTCCGGCGCGTCCATCACCATTCCCGCCGGAACGCGCACCGCTCCGGCTTGGAATATCCCCACGCCCGCAAGTGGCAAGCGTCACCGATGGGTGTGCTTTGGCCGATGGGCAACGCCGGAACAGAAACGCCAATGGAAATTTGGCATCCTGTTAACCCATGAGGAAACTAAAGGCTTTGGCCTCATTCGCTGAATCTTGAACCCTGCAACCTGCACCCACAACCCTGCATCATGAACCCGAAACCGCATCACCTCAACCGCCGCCGCTCGCACTCCCTCATCCGTTGGAGTGATGCACAAGTGGCACTCACCTTCGCCGCCTTCGCCGCCGCCTCATGGGTGGTCGGCTACGGCATCACCACGCTGGTTCTCATGTTCCAGAACCGCTATTGACTCACCCGCCCACTAGTGCGGCCTGCACTAGTGGGCAACCCCAACCCCAACCCCAACCCAAATCATGAAGACCAACACCGATCCAGCCGCCGCATGGGCGGCACTCGCCCCATTCGCTCCGGAAATGTTCGACGCCTTGCTTGCGCTCACTCACCCGATGGCGGCGGACGATGACCTGCAAGACGCCCTCGCCCTATTGGCGGAGATCAACGCCGCCCGCAAAGCGGCGAGCGATGCCGCATTCATCGCCGCCGCTTTGCCGCGCTAGTGCGGCCCGCACTAAGGAAAAAAGAATCTTGGAAAATAACATTGACGGCACGCCGCCCGCCTGTAAAGTGGCGGCTCACCCAATCCAATACCAACCCCAACAAATACTGAAATCATGAAACTACCACAAATCAAAATCAGCCAAGCCGCTGACATCTGCCGTGTCGCCTTCGCATCGAACCGCTTCTTCGCCATTTACGGCAAAGGCGGAGTCGGCAAAACCAGCATCGCCGCCAACACTATCGCGCCCGCTTTGGGCTTCGATGAAGTCGCGGTGGTGAACCTGTCCGGCTCACTCCCACAAGATGCGGTCGGTTATCTGGTTCCTGTTCTTGAATCCCGCGAGGGTTTCTTCATCGAGCCGGAGCAATGGCCGACCGCAAAGCGGGTCGGTGACCGCAAAGTTCTGCTCGTTCTCGACGAGTTTCCGGAATGGGACTCTTCGATCCAAAGCCTGTGCCGTTCGCTCTTCAACACCGATGGCGGCCCGCCCAAGATCGGCGTGCATGAGCTTGGCCGGAATGTCAAGATCATGATCACCGGAAACCGCCGCTCCGATGGGGCGCGGTCAGCTGTGCCAACCGCACCGCTTGTCAGCCGCTGTGCAAGCTACGCGGTCGAACCATCGCTTGATGATTGGCTTGATTGGGCCGCGTCCAACGGACTGGCCGCTTCCCCAATCTTCACCTTCTTGAAATTCCAAGGCGGTGACCAGCACGGCATCGATCACTTCTCACCGGACATTCCACAGCCGTGGGACGGCTCGCCGCACCCGACTCCACGCTCATGGGAAGCGGCGTGCCGCGCGATGCTCGACGATCAGCTCGACGATAGGCTGGCCGCGCTTGTTCTTGAGGGCTTCGTCGGTGAGGCCGCTGGCCGTGCCGCCTATGCCTTCATCAAGCTGGTCGGCGACCTCATGCCGAAGCTCAACGCGATCCGCTCCGGCGCGGAAGATATGCCCGCCGATCCGGCAAGCCAACAGGCTCTGACCCACGCCGCGCTCCGCATCGCGAAGCGAGAGACCGCCGCTGATCCGGCGGTGGCTGTTGCAAGCGGTGCGCTTGACTGGCTGGTCGAACGGATCCTTCTGCCCGCTCGCGGAGAGATTCGCGCTTATGGCTACGCCACCGCGCTCCGCTGTGGCTTGCCACTCGACCAGCACCCACGCCGTCAGCAAATGCAAGGCGTGTGACCCCACTAGTGCGGCCCGCACTAAGGAAAAAAGAATCTTGGAAAATAACATTGACGGCACGCCGCCCGCCTGTAAAGTGGCGGCAACCCCAACCCCAAATTGAAATAGAAATACTGATATGCAAACCAACCTCAATCAAATCAATTCGCTGGTTCTCGTAAAACTTTCCAGCACCGCGCCTTCAACCTCCACGCTCCACAAGGGCGCGACCGCCAAGCTGGCGCGTGACAATGGCGCATCGAATAAGTCGGCCCGCGTGCGTGCCACTATCATCGAGCGCAAAGGCTCCGCCGTTGGCCGCGCCGCCGCGCTGGTCAACACCACCCAAGCGGCGATCCGCAAGCACGCTCTGCCCTGCCCTTCAATTGAGGGAGCGTCCTATGTGCAGGCGAAAGATGTGGACGCAGTCCAGCAGATCTTCGATGACGCCGTGGCCAAGCTGGTCACGATCCGGCAAGACATCGTGGCGGAGTGGCCGCACCTTGTGGCGGCGGCCCGCAATGATCTTGGCCAGCTCGCATGGGAAGTCGAGTGGCCGACCGCCGATGAGTTTGCCGATCGGTTTTCGATCAGCCTCACATGGCTTGGCCAGCCCGCGCCGATCGCTGGCACGCTGTTGGAATCGGTGACAGCCGAAACCGCCGCGCGTGTACGCGCATCGTCGGAGCAGGCTGTGCGCTCTGACCTGCTCGCCGCCCATGGCTATCCGGTGCGCGACCTCATCGCCAATCTGGCCGAGTCGGTCGAGCAAGTTCGCAACGGCAAGCGGATCCGCCAAGAGCGGTTCGATAATATCCGCGCCGCCGCCGACGACATCGCCGCGAAGAACTGGCTGGCCCTGCCCGAACTCGACAAGCTGGTCGCGTCCCTCCGCGAGTCGGTCGAAGATGTGACCGATGCCGCCAGCCTCACCAAGGGCCAGCGTGACGCCGCCGCCGATCGCATCGCGGAGGCTCACCGCAAGGCCGAACAGACCCTTGCTGACTTGGGCATCTGATATCCAATGGGGTGTCGAACTTAATAAAAGAAAATAGTTTGACACCCCATCCCGAACCCTGTAACTTGAACACGTAACCAATGAAGACTGACCACACACCCACCCTCTCCGCCGCGATGCGCCGCGTCTCCCAGCATTGGCCGCTCGCCTACGGCAAGTTGCTTGCCCTCCGTTGGGAGGCGACCGATGCCACTTCCTACGGCGCGACCGATGGCCGCCGCCTCCTGCTCAATCCGGCTGGCCTTGCCAAGCTCGACAAGACAAGCGATCCGGTTGGCCTCACCGCCTTCCTTCTGGTACATGAAGCGTTGCACGCGCTCTTGAACCACGCGCTCCGGCTCCGCCTCTTGGCCGATGCCAAGACCGCGAACATCGCCGCCGACTATGTGATCAACGCGCTGATCAAGGCGCGTAACACCGAAGTCAACACGGCACACGGCTTCGTGCCTTTCCCCTTCATCGAAGGCATCCTGTTCGACGAGTCGGTGTCCGCCGACTTCAGCGCGGAAGAAGTCTATCAGCGGATCATGAAGCCGGACGGCAAGCAAGATGGGCCGGAGCCACAGACAGCCCCACAGCCACAGCCACAGCCACAGCCACAAGACGATGGCGCGGACGACGATGCCGATGGTGATGCCGATGGTGATGGCGATGGTGATGGCGCGGACGATAGTCCCGATGCCGATGACAGCGGATCCGGTGACGGCGATGCCGATGCCGATGCCGATGGCGAAGCGGACGGCGAAGCTGGCGGCAAGCAATCTGACCGCGACATCCTTGGCGGGGATTGGGTTGGCGGTGGCGGCGATGATCTGGCCGAGCCGGAAGCCGGAGCTGGCGAATCGATCGACGATATCGAACGCGAGATCGAAGCAGATAACGAACGCCAAATCTTGGAGGACGCGATCAACGCACGCGCCGGAATCGGTGGCGGCGGTCAGAACCGCACGATCGACAAGCTCCGCCACAAGGGAACCGGAACCGACTGGGCCGCGTACCTCCGCCAGTTCCTCACCAGCTCCAACCGCAACGGATGGGAAGCACCGCTGAACGCTCCGGTGTTCCTCTCGACTGGCGTGATCGCGGCTGGCCGCCAACGCCGTGCGCTCAACAGCGTGGCGGTGGTGATCGACACCAGCATCAGCGTGCCGCAGTCCCTGCTGGTCGAGATGCTTGGCGAAGTCCAACACGCGCTCGACGAAGGGCAAGTGACCAGCGTCCACCTCATCGCGTGCGACTGGCGCGTGCAACAGGCCGACGAATACTTTGCCGGAGATGTGATCCCCCCGACACTCAAGGGTGGCGGCGGCACAGCGTTCCAGCCAGCCTTCGACTGGATCGAAACCTACGCGCCAGAGGTGGACGGCATCGTGTACCTCACCGATGGCGAGGCGTACGATTGGGACAGCGTGCGCCAGCCGCAAGCTCCGGTTCTCTGGCTCGACTACGGCACAGACATTGCCAAGCCATACACCTTCGGTGAGGTGGTATCATTCACCCACCGCTAACCCAAACAGGAAACCAACATGGAACCACCGATCATCTTCTTCTGCATCTACGCCATCCTTGCGATAGCCGCGACCCTTGGAAGACCATAACCCGAAGCCCGCATCCTGCACGATGGATACTGCGTAGCTTACCGCATAGTTGGAGCATGAACCATAAACCATAAACAGAAAGACAAATACATGAAAGCAACACAAAAACAATACGAACAAGCAATCAAACACTACGATGCGGGAGGGGCAAGTGCCGTCTTTGCTTTTGCAGAATGCATCGGCGTGGATTCCCACAGCTTCTGCCGCGACTGCGAAGAGCATACGCCAGACTGCCACGACGACTGCTGTCTAGTGTGCGGGACACACAAGCCATCGACCAGAAAACCACAGCTTATCCTCCGCGATGCATACTCCGTTTTGTTTCGCCCCCTTGAAGCGCGGCAGGAAGATCGACACAGAATGCTCCCGCCGTTTACTGGCGGAGATGACTGGCACAATGTGTCATCCATGCTCGACCTCAATGTGTGGGGGGATGAGTTTGAAACCAAAGCCGCGATGCATATCGTCGCTGATGGCAAGACGCTGACAGGCAGGGACTGCTCCGTTCCAATCGAAGTGATAGACAATCGCACGAAGCCGGAGCCGGAACCGGAGTCGGTCGAGCAGACCATCGAGCGGTTGACAGGCACTATCGAGCAGTTGAGAAGACACGCTCAACGGACGATCAACTTGATGGAGAATCGTGAATATGTGGACAGCCTTCAACGGAGTCTCGACGCGATCATCAACAAGCATCAGCAATCCTACTAACCAGCAATTACTAAACAGAAAGACAAACACATGAATACGCTATTTGATAACGCATACAAACTCGCCAGCACATTCTTCCTATCGTCATGCCATGACGACTGGAGTGGGAGCCGGATCCGAAACGCGGTACTCGCCGACATCGACGGCGACGACAAGCGGGTCATCTCCGACCAGCAAGAGCTGGTGATATGGGATCCGATCGAACGATACCTTGATGTCTCATGCAGTCCGATGACCGATGTGTTCCAAGATCTCGATGACCTCATCGAAGGGCTGGCCCACGCCTTTGTGGATTTCACCAAGGAGAATCACGCCACCCCTATTCGGCGCGTTGTCATCGAGCATAAGGTCAAGCAGATTGGAAAGTCCGCGAACAAGTTTCCCGCCCGCATCATTCCAGCAGAGGCATTCGGTGACGACTTCGACAAGTACGAAGGTCTGACCCTCCGCCATGAGGAAGGTCAGAGAGATGGAGTGTGGGTAAGCTACAGCCAAACCTACCTCTACACCAAGAAGTCGGACGAACAATTGCTCCGCGAATTTAACTGACACAAACATATGAAACTTAAACGAACCGAAGTCGGATATGTATCCCAATGCGGGCGATTGGAATTCTACCGCGTCACTATCCTCACCAAGAGCGGCAAGCCGAAGCACGGCTGGCGATTGTTCTTCAACGACCGACCAGTCAGCGACCGACTGCTCGACTCGCTCGACGAGTGCAAGCAATTGGCCCAAGCGACGCTCGATGCACAGCCACAGCCGGAACCACCGACGCTTGTCGTTGGCTTTGATCAACCTAACCACATCGTACCATGACCCCAAGAATCTACGCAGACAAAGTGAATGTCATTGTCCTTACATGGTCTGACAATTCAAGGAATGTATTCTTCGCCGCCGACAAAGAGATGTCTGACTTCATCGACTGGAAGCAAAGCAAAGAGCCAGAGCTTACCTTTGAACATGAGATCATGTCGGTCACCGACTACAAGATTCGCTACTGCTCCCCTATCCCCTACTAATAAACAACATGAGTACCAACTACATAACAATCGGACGCGATGTCCATCTGACACTCGCAATCATCGACGGCCTACGCCAACGGCACGAACGGCAACAGCAATGGCAACGCAGACTGAAACCCCTATCCGGAATCCTGCACGCTGTATCCCGAATCCTTAACCATAGAACCGGAGGCATATGACACTCGACATCGAAACACTTATCACAGTTATCCCACCGTTGTTCTGGACTGCTCTCGTCATAGCAGTCATCTACATCGTGACATCGAACGACGGCGACGACGACAACCTATCGACACCATGAAACAAGACACATCAGCAACGGAGTTGGGTCTCGTCATCGCCAACAATATCGCCGCCAGAAGGGAGGCACACTTCGCCGAACGGAGGGAGTTTGATAACGCCATCCGGACACAGCTTGGATATCCAGACCATGAGCTTCTGCCAGCGGATCCATTATTCCAAAGGCTACACAAGCAGATAAGCGCGGCCCACGGAGCGCATATCAATCTGGATTTAGAGATGGTTCCGGCCAAGAAGAAGGCCATGATCCTGCTCGCTATCCACTCAATACTAACACGATAACTAATCAACTACACAATACCATGCTTGCCAAACCGAAACTAATCTTACACAATATCTCAAACCCAAACCCTCAACCAACAATGAGTCAAGACGAAGACGACAAAGCCAAGAGAAGTCCAGCCCTGTACATACCAACAGAACAGGACTACTCCAGTCCGGCCAGAGCGTTGTCACTTGCTATCCTGTTGTCACTCGCGCTTGTCGCAATCATAACCATACTCGCCGTCTCATTCTGAACCACCAACCACCAACCACCAACCACCAACCACAATACTTAACCATGAATCCTACACAGACTATCATCGAGATCGACAACCAACCAGTCGAGATCAAGGCCCGCAAAGAAACCAACGGATGGGCAGTCATCGCGTTCACTCCGTCGATGTCGAGCCGATCGACAAAGCTCCATCTCTCCGGAACAAGGGACGCATTCGCACGCGCTATCGTCTACTCCATTCTGGATCCGGAGCTTGAAGAGGACTGGAGGGACACCGCAAACTTCCTCAAGTCGGTGGACAAAGCCATCCTCTATGTGACTAGCAACTTTTCCGAGTAACAGATTCGGATAACCAATGAAGACTGAAACAATATGAAAGCACACCACCCCATAATCAAGTCGGCATCGAAGGCATCGCGCCTACCATGCGTTGAGATATTAACCAGCAGGAAAAAGGAACCCACCGCGTGGCGACAGGTCGCCATGTACGCGATGCGGGATTCCGGTATGACCTATGCAGAGATTGCCGCCGTCGTTAAGCGCGACACAAGCACGACCCATAGCACGTGTGCCAAGCTGTCGAAGCTGGCAAACCAAAACTGGTTTGTTGAAATGCTAAATAAGATTGGCTTTGTCGCGATAGAAGTAAAGGCCCAGCAAGATTGCCGTGCCGCTGTTGATCGTATCTGTCAAGCCATCCCGCCGCGCCTCTACATGGACGCGTTCGGGATGGCCGACGATTGATCTTACGGCTCAAGCATGATGTATCGTGGCGTGCCTTGGAGGACTTCAAGTGCGGCCTTGAGACGCTCCGCTCCCTGCTCGTTCTCTGGATCCGAAAGGCGTTTGATAAACTCTGGATTGAGAACCGGACGATCCATGATCTTGTTGAACAGCAGTCGGGTGCGGTCTTTGCCGTAGCCCATTCCGGTTGTGATCTGATAGAGCTGTTGCGGTGACAGGCCGAGACCCTCGAAGCCGCGCAGTTTCTTGTAGATATCTTCGTTGATCTTCGCTTTGTCTTCGATCTCCGATTGGATAATCTCTTTGACGCTGTCAGTTTCCATCGCCTTCTTGCCGAACAAAGCGTTCTTCCGCTCGCTGACCCGATTGAATACATCGCGTGTGTCTGCCAGATAGTTGCGGAGTTGCTTGTCGAGTTCGATGTCGTGGCGTTTAACAGGATAGAACTCCCTCATCAAGATGCCAGCCGGACTATCGTCGAACTCTGTGTAGTCCGCGCCGACCGCTTGATAAGACTCGATCGCACGCTTCATTACCGAAGGCTGGTACGCTTCCTTGAGCAGGAACCCTAACGACTTCAGCAACACGATGCCAGCGTTGTCCAGCTTCTCCTCATAGATCGGCTTCTTGGTCGACGGGTTCTCGTTATCACGGAGGCTTTGAACGGCGGACGATAGGATCTGATCGTCCAAGTACTGGTCGAAGATTGCTGTCTCAACAAACTTCGCCGCCGCCTTTGCCGGATTGCCTCTGAACAATTGCTCCATCGAACGCATGGTCGGGTCGGCCAAGATCGAGAACGGGTTGAGGAATGTGAAGTCCCACGATTGGAGTTGACCATCGGCCTTGCGGCGGTAGAAGAAGGTGTGGTTCCTCAAGTACTCTGGAACGGATGAGCGGAGTGCTTCGTCTTCGTCTTCTCCGATTCCGGCGACCGCGCTGGCGATAGCTGGAACGATGGCCGAGACGCCCGAAAGCATCGCCGTCATTCCAGCAAAGCGCGTGATGCCGCGTTGTTTCAAGACCGGATTGCTAGACTTCATCTCCGCTATCGCCGTCTTGTAGGTGTTGAGAACGATGCGGGGAACCTCAACCTTGAACCGGAGGAACGGAGCGAACAGCAGTCCGATACCGGACTTGGTAACTTCTTGCACAAGAGGCGGTGCTTGTGACGATGACTGCGCGGTAGCCAGTACTTTGTCCGCAGCCATCCGCTCAAGCTGTGAGTCGGAGGCCGAAGCCAATGTTCCGGTATCAACGGAGCGGGCTTCCTTCAAGACGCGAAGTTCATTCTCATAGTAAGCGATCTTGTAGAATGCATCGACCGATCCGGACAAAACTTGAGCGCGTTGTGACAGCCATTGCAGGGGCTTTGTCCCCTTCTTCGCTGTGTCGATAAGCTCTCCGAGTTTGGTTTCGATATCGTCCACGCCATCGCCACCGCGAAGCATAGCCGCCATGATATTGGTATTGATATCATCACCGATAACTCCGAGTGATATCAGCTTGGTGCGGTAGGAATCGATCTTTGTCGGATCGACGATCGCGTTGCTCCAAACTTCATCGTAAGCCTTTGTCGCCATCGACTTGAAGTTCACGAAGCCTTGGGCCGGAGCGAAGAAGAGGGCGTTCGATACAACGTTGCGGACATAGAATCCAATCGAGCCGAGAGTCTTCGCCGCCATCGCCGCGCCGGACAGGCGGGCGGCAACACCGATCGTCTTGCCGACTACCTCTTGCGCGGCGGTCTGGTTGAACCGGATCCCGTCTGGAGAGAACACCTTACGGAAAGCGTCAACCATTTCCGGCGGGCCGTAGAGTTCGCCAAGTGGGTCATAGCTTGATGTCGTTTCTCTGATTGACTTGTACTTACCGAATGTATCGTAGTCCTTCTTCTTGCCGTCAGCGAGTTCGGTAGCGGTGATGAGCCATCCTCCGGCACGACCGATGTCACGGACATTGTTGAGGAACGATTGATTCGCCGCCATCGAACCAGTAGTGATGAGGGAACGGATCAGGTTATCGACTCCGGTTTCGGCTCCCTTCTCTCCGAGGAGATCGCGGATCTCTTTCGGAATGTCGCGCTTCAGTTGGACATTGTCGAGCAACGGCTTGAGCTGGCGGCTCATGTTGGTCGCAGAGATCGCCTTGCCAGTCTTGTCGTAGCTGTTGATAAACTCTTCCATCATGAGCTGGCCATATGTCCTGCCGCCCATCGTCTTGAGTCCAAGCTCACGCTTCGCTTCAGCTTCGGCTTGCGCTCGCGGAACTCCGTTCGCTCCAGAGATACGGCGGCGAACTTCGCTGTCGATGAATTGCTTCTCGAAGAAGTTAATCGCGGCGTCACGAACATCTTCGTAGTATGGATCGTTGAGAACCTTCTCGCCGAATCCGATCTCATCAAACATCTTGTATGTTCTGGTGAGATAGATTCCGAGCTGGTTGTCGAACTTCGCTTTGAGTTCTGGCGGGAATCCGTACAGGCTCGCTACCTTCTTCGACATCTCGTCGGTTAAGGTACGGAGCTGGACGATATGCTTAACAAGATCTGGCGATTGAGTGGCGAGCTGGCCAAGTGCGTCGTCCCGTCTGGTGCGGATCGAGTTGGCCAATGTCTTCTCTGCATCGAGAATTGTCTTGTCCCGATTCATCATGGCGATGCCGCGTGCTATCCTCTTGTCCTCTGCGGTCAGCGTGTCGTCGGTATCGATGACATCGAGATCGTAGTTGAAGTCATCTTCGATCTGTGTGAGTACATCTTCCGGAAGAGCGAGTCCCTTTGTCGAACCAGTTGCGTCTTGGATAAGATCGACTGGAGCGTTCTCGATACCACCGAAGTCCCTCTTGATGATCGCGTCGAGCTTGGTCTTGTATCGTTGGGCGAGATCAAAGGTAGCCTTGTTGAAGAAGTCGCGTTGGTTTTTAAGGCGCAGGATTCGGGGATCGAGTTCGCCCTTCAGCAACTTGTCGAGCATTCCCTTTGGCGATTGGTAAGTACCGACCTCCATCATCGGCATCTCAAGCGACTCAAGGAAGTTGCTGTAGTCGATGGTGTCGGCATCGAATCCAACTGGTAGTTGTGAAGCCGCGCCGAATTGGGTAGCGAGTGTTCGGCTTTGTGTTAAGTCTTGGAATTGTTTTTTGGCTTCTGCCTGCTCTTCCGGCAGTAACGCCGTATCGTATTGCCAATCGTAATTTATTGCAATTTGATTGTTACCATTCTTGAAGACGCGGACTCCTTCATCTCCAGTAATTCCACTGAGATAATTGTTTAGTGCGGATATCGTGGAGATCTCTTTTCTGTCTCCGTCAACAATTACCAAGAATTTCTTACCGTAAACTTTGCCATCTACTTTAGAAGCCTTATCCTGCACAGAAGAAATTAGTTTAGACAAGTCATTAGCACGGTTGCCGTCTGCATCATAAATAGAATTTATCTTATGAATCTCGATCGGAGTTCCGTATTTCCTTGGGATTGAGATGACTTGACTTGCTACGCTTTCGCCGCCAGCTCCAAACTGAGTGGCAAGTGGGAATGATGTGTCAGCTTTCGCGGCTCTTGCTTTGGCTACCTTTTCTTTCGCGGCGGTCTGCATCGCCATCGCCGCGTCGTAGTCATCGGTAAGCGGGATCGAATCGCGGATGGCCGCGTACCCCTCTGCATCAATCTCTGGCAATCCGCTATCGCCGTCGAGATCCTTGACCATAAGAACGACGTCCGGCTCTCCGGCGAGTTCATAGGGCCATCCGTCTGGAGCATAGTCTCTGCTGAACGATACCCTTGCCGCTGGTCTGAATCCATAATTGGCATAAAGGTCTGGCAGGAACCCATTGATATCAAAGGCATCGAGCGTTACCGCGTATGGTGCGGCTTCGGCCAAGATATCTTTGATTTTCGCTTTGCTGGTCGGGTGTTTGAACACGCTGACCAGATCTCCATAAGAAGTTACGGAGACTCCGGAGAGTCCGTCTTCGGTGAGGAAGAGTCGGTTGTTGGGGTCGTTGTAGTATTCTGCTGGCTTAACTTCCACTGCCGCGCCCATGGGGTGTTCGGACGCTGTTCGGCTAATTCCCTCAACAAATCTTCGTCCTGCATCAGGGTCAGTGCTGAGGCTGCGTTCGTATATGCTTGGCGTAAGTCTTTCATATCCTGTTGGTGTTAGTTGTGATCCTATTTGGCTTGCCCTTGCTTCTTTGAAAGCCTCATGAGTTTGTCTAAAAACCTCCCCATTTGATCTGGCGTCATTCCGCTGGATACTTCGTGAGGCTCGATCGGCTCTGATGTTTTCGGCAAGCTGTCTTGCTTCTTCACCGAGCCCTCTTTCTGTTGCGATGTTGATGAATTCGTCGTCATATGATTGTTTTAGATTGCTTTCTTCTTTACCCGATAGTTTCGCCCAGAGATCTTTTTCTGGATACCAAAGCACCGCTTGGATATCTGCGTTTGTAGTGACATATCCAAGTGCTTCAAGCTCGACGCGCATCGCATTGACAATTTCTGTGATGACGCGCCTGTCTTGATCAGATGGGATATCAATCGGATTGAGTTCTGATTTAATGACATCAGCCGCTTTTGCCCATTCTGGTTTGAGATTGGAGATGTCAGTATTCGAGAAGGACTCAATCCGGTTGGCATTCTTATAGCCGTCGTAACGCCAATCGGCAATCTTTATGTTGAATTTCTTGCCATCTTTTTTCGCAGCGGCTTTTGCTTTCTCGAATTGTTTAGTGAGATCGTCATCAAATTGTTTAATGTCTTTGATGATTTCTTCTATACCGATCTTTCCGGAGCGGTAGTCTACCATCAATTCTTTAGTGACCTTACCATATTTTATTTTCGTCGTTGCTCCGTTCTCTACTTTAGAGAATGTGCCATCTTTCAAAAGAGCGTATTGTTTCTGCCATGCAGAGTAGAGATCTTTTGCCAATTGGTTGAATTGATTTCTGTAATCTAAATCTTTCTCAAGTCGTTTAACCACAGCATCGGACACAGACTGATAGGCGGCCCCCTGTTTCCCCGTTGAGAGCGTATTATAGCGAGTTACGACTTTGATTTGGCGAGCGAATGCTGGAAGAGATACGCCAGCATCCCTCGCGCCAATGAGCAGATTAGCCAATCGAGCATCGGTAACTCCATCACCAACTACATCTCCAGTCCAACGGCCCCAAGTCCTTCGCATCCAAAGATCGATCGTAACGGGATCGAAATTAGACATTAGGTTTTGAAGGAATCCTTGACCGATCTTCGGCCCGAAGATTGCCGCTCCGTTGACTTTGTCATCTTTCCTTCCAGAGATGGACACATCTTTACCACGGATCTCACTAGCCGCTTCCTCAAGTCCTTTGACGGTGAACTCAGAACGTACGAAGTTTTCGGCTTCTTTATATCCGTATTTAGTTACAAGAATATTAGCCAGTTCAAGGTTGCTCTTAATGGCTAATGCTTTGGTTCCGTAATCTATTGTTGAATCAAATCGTCCGGTTTGTTTTAGAATATTAAATTGTTCTTCAGCATACTTAGTATTCTGTTTAACATTGATATTCTGTGATGTGATAGCCAATGCCATACGCATTGCAAACTGAGCCGCTTGAACTGGATCTTCAGAAGCCGCAAAAGCTGGAACCTTTCTGGCAGCTTCGATGTCAGATAGTTCTGGATGAATCAATCCTGCTACTTCCATAGCCACTTCGATAGCCGTTGAATACCAGTCAGCAGCATTCTTACCACTGGCGTTGAGAGCAGCAATGAATTCCTGTACTCCGTTAAGAATGATCTCTTGTTTTTCTGCTTCGGTGATATTGCTACTAGTAATAACGCGACCCCAATATTTCTCTGCGGCTCCCGCTAATTCGTTTGCGACTTTAGCATTTGTGATTTTCTTGTCGGGCTTCGGAAGTTCTTTGCTATCGTTATGGAGAACACGAACAGCAGACATCGGCATAAGCTCGCGGAGTTCTGTTGGCTCTGCCCCAATTTTGGATCCAAGTTGAGTAGCAATCTGCGCCATCGTTGCGTGCGGGTTACGCGCATCAAACTCCAGCGTGTTCGGAGTGAGGCGATAGCCAGCGTTGATGGCGCGTACTTCGGTGATCATCCGCTGAAGCGTTGCGCGTTGCGTACCGTTCATGGTAGCGACAGACTTACCAGCCATGTAGCGGTTAATGAATCCCTTCATGTAGCGGCCAATGATCTTGAGTAGCGAAGGCTTGCTACGGAAGAACATATAGTCCTCTTCGGTAGTAAATCCGCGTGTCACTTTCTGTGAGTGCATCCGTAGCAATTCTTCAGCCATGCCTTCGCGCTCGCGTGCGGCGGTGGTCGGATCTTCAGAACGGATCCGTGCTTTGGCGGCGACCTTCAACTCGTCTGTCTGGTAGTACCTATCGATGACATCGTCGAAGTCAGACTCCTTCAATGTAGCGACATAGTTATCAAGCTCCTGCTGTGTGAGCGCGTTGTAGGAGGCGGCGTGCGCGGCTTCCTCTGTCATGATGCCTTCGACTATTCCCCTAGCGGAGACATCGTCGAGACCAGCTACGACACCGGACATCGCGTTCGGATTGAGCAGGATCTTGCCGCCTTGGAAAGCGGCGGCGTATGGCAAATCGGTTCTGATTTCAAGTTCAAATTCCGCAGGAACCATTCGGCGAACCATGCGGATCATGTCCTTGACTTTTGCTAATGTTTCGGCAGTCGTGCTATTTACGGACGAAGCAATGTCTTGTTCCGTAATTCCTTGCACGATCGATTCGGTCTCCTGTTCAGCAACGATGTCGGCTTCGACCGCTGTCGTTTCAACTTCAGCCGCAACTTGAGTCGGGCGAATTGTATCATTGATCGCTTTAGCCGCTTCGGAAACCTGTTGCAGGGTTCGGGATGCGGGGCCAGCGATACGGTTGATCAGACCAGCCGGAGTCATCGGAGCGCGGAGAACGGCTTCTTTAGTAAGGTCAACGATATCGGTAAACGCTTTCTGGTAGTCCGATTGCTTCGACCTTCCGAGACCAAACATATCAAGCACGGCATCAACCATGCGGGCAAAGAAGCCACGCTGTTTCGCCGGAGGCAACAGGGCTTTCAAGAATCCTTGGAAATCTGTGCTGGTAAAGAAATGTGTAACGAACTCATTAACATTCTCAAGCCCGTCGGTCAGAGTCGGATCTGTGATTCCGTTGTCCGCAGCAGAACGGCGAGCCAGCTCAAGAATACCGTTGATCCGTTGAAGCGATCCGCGTTGGGCAGCGTTGAGGTTCTCGTTCGGGCTGGCAACGGAGATGCTAACAAATGCGTGGGTGTACTCATGGAGGAGTACATCAACAAGACCGCGTCCGTTGTGTCCGTCCAAGTTGACAGAGATCATCGGCGATCCATTGGACGCCTTCATGTAAGCACCAGCATATTGGAGCGGCGACTCATCCAGAGTGAACTCGACCTGTCTGATGTATCCTTGATTCTCCAAGAGGAGTTTGGCGAGCAGACGCTTGTTCGCGTCCGGTTCGGAAGAGGCGATTGTTTTAAGTGCTTTAATGACGGACTCCGGATCGTTGGTCTTCAGTCCAAGGCGGGCTACCTCTGCATCGTTCTGTTGGCGTGCGTAAGCGATTTGTTCTCCGCGAACATAGGAGCGAGACCAGAGTGGTTGAATAGCGTTACCAATTGATTTGAGATAGTCGGAAGCCTCTTGTCTAGAGACGGAGCGACCGAACGAACTCTCCAAGTTCTCGCGAATGGATTCGACATAGGCGACATCCTTTGTTGGATCGCCTTCGATAGTCTTGGAACTCAAGTACATCATCTTCATCACTCGACGCATCCTGTCCCCGCTTACATAAACACCGTCACGAAGATCGCGCTGGAATTTAATTGCATCCGGATTGGTGTTATAGTTTCCGGAAGACATCCAAGATGCGAGCATCCCGAACGCGTCGGTCGAACTAAGTTTGGTGATGTCGATTGCGCTGTTGCCTTTGAACACAGTCCGGCGAAGCAGTCTGTCAATCTGGGAACGCATCTCTGGATCGGAGTCCAGAGCATCGGCGGCGTCGAACGTGGCTTCTTTCAGAGCCTTTCCAATCAAACTCGAATCCGGAGCCTCGAACGGTGTGGTAGGAGCAATGAATGTATTGTCCGCCGCTTCGGCCTCTGGATCGAAGAGTTCGGTATCGTCTTGGATCTGCGCCAGATCGGTCGGATCGGTGGTCTCGAACAATGCTTTCCGAGAAAAGATATCGCGGCTACGTTGTTGTTCAGCAAATGCGTTACCAACTTTAGCACCGATCTCGCGGAAGGTTGGCATAAAGGGAGGGCGGACAAGCACCTCATTCTCGATAAACTTTTGCAGTACTAGATCTGGCTCAGTCTCTGGATCAATGTCCGAACCAAATATACCAGCAATATTTCGAGCCGCTATGTCTTTATCGACTTTGGTTCGTGAAACCAAGTCGTCGATAGCGGCTGCGATTTTGTCTGTCTTGAGTGTTGGTGTCGCTTCTCCGGACTTGCGTTCCGAGAATTTATCCATTCCAAGACGGAGTTCGTGGATGATGGCTTCTTTGCGTACCGACATATTAAATGCTGGCACAGCAGCTTCAAAGAACTCTGTTTCAAGTGTCCCCTTTCTTGGCTTCACGATAACGCGAAGAGTAGCGCGGGCTTTCTCTGGATCTCCATAGGCACTATTCGGCCTGCCACTAGAAGCAGCGGCAGCAAGTTGATCTGCGTCTTGAATAATTTCGTCGAGAGTAACTTCGCTGGACCGGCGAAGAACTTCGCCGGACACACCTCTTGGGTTGGTAACAAAACGGCTAGTAATCTCTGGCTTGAACAGCGCAGTAAAGGATGACAAGTTTGCGTAGTACTTATAGTTTGGCTCGCTAGAAATAACTTGATCTTCTTTGGTAAGAACGGACACGAATCCGGTTCCGGTTTCCGGATTAGTCATCACGATGTCGTTCAAGAAGCGGACTCCTCCGGATGTATATGTGCGGAAAGATGGGTTGAGAACCGAAACAAAACTGTCTGGAATGACAACCGGAATTCGGCGGTCTAGAAGCAGCTTCATGGAGACGGGATCGTTGTTGAAGATACCCACTCCGCTTTTATCAATAGAAGCCTTCGGTGTTCTGCGAACAACCGATTTGACTTTGGGGTCATAGAACGAAACTTTTTCTTTGCTAACAATAGTCTCCGCTTCGACTGCGTTTTTATCAACACGAACTGGATACAGCTCGCTAATTTTTCTAGCGACCATGTCCGACTTTCCAACAAGATATCCTTTTGGATAAGTCCCACGTTGGGGCATCCCATGAAGAGCCTTCCGCTCCAACCGGACTGGATATCCGAGTGTGGCGATCCTTGTTAGAGAGGCAACTTCTTGGCCGATCATCTCGTCATCGATGAACTCGTCTGGAGAAAACATCGGTTCCTTCGCCCCAATAGCTGCGCCGAGGATAGGGGGTTGGGCAGTAGCTTGAGCAGGAATATTCTTTGTAGCTTTCTTGCCCTTCGTTGTTGGGGCTTTTGTCTGTTGCGACTCAATCGCCCCGAAGAGTTCAATCAACATCCGGTTGCGCTCTTCAGTTGGGAGTTGCTCTGCTGCGAGTTCGGCGTTCAGGTCGGCCTTATCTTGATCTGTCAGATCCTCATCTGAATAGTTTGCGTTGATGTGGTTGTTCTGTTCGTCAACCGAAGCGGAATCAAAATCAAGTCCAAGCTGCTCTGCGAGTTTTGCCTTCTTAATACTTTTAGTGGAAGATGCCGTGCGCGTCTTCTTTACCTTCGGCTTCTCTGGACTTGAAGTGTCGAGTCCAAGATCAAGTTGGTCTTGGGGTTTCTTGTCTTGCTTCGATGTGTAATCGAACTCTAATTGCTGCGCCACCGGACTGGTAGGGCCAGCGGGCTTGCGTACTGTACGGCCTCTTTTGGCGACTTCGGTTGTCGGGATATCTTCCACAAAGGCAAACTGCGACTGGCCGCGCTCATCAACAATTGTTTTAGCAACGGTATCGGGAGACGTCGAATTGTTAAGAGCCTCCGTAATCTGCTCTGCTGTTGGGGTTTGTGTATCTTCGACTTCGGTATCTACTTCAGTCGCTACTTCATCGGCAATAGCTGGCTGGCGAGACTGGTCAAGAATTGCTTGAGCGATTGGAGCACGTGCGCGGCGTGGGGCGGTGAGGATACTGTAGACAGTCTGTGCTGTGATAGGGCTACCGCTTTGGGTGAGCTTGTCACTTACTCCTCTAGCGAACTCTGTCTCGACTCCGATCTGTACTCCGACGGAGTCACGCTGAATAACGGCGTTCTTTACCGCTTTAATGGCGGGAACGCCGCCGCCGATAATGCCGCCGATTAGGGCAGCGCGGCCAGCCTGTTCGAGTTTTTCAAGGAATGGAGTGTCCTCATCTGTAGCGGCGTCTGTGATGAAACCATTAACAAATTGATCGAGACCTTCTTCAGCCCCTTCATCAACGGAGTTCTTAAAGATTTCTTTTCCAACTCCTCCGGCAACATTTAAAGTTCCATACTTTTTAAGGGTTTCAGAAACCTGTTTGGAAATAACTTTATTGAAAACATCATCTGGAATGTCATCGACATTGGAAAGACGAGCGACTACGTTCTTGATTTGTTTACGGGAGGCTCCGCTGAGAAGAGCGTCTTCAAGACCGCCACGTCCGAATGCTCCGAACGCTCCAGTTATGAGAGCGGTAGTTGCGCCCGCAGCGAGTCCGGCTCCAAGTGCGCGATCGTGTCTCTCTTCCGGAGTAAGGTCTTTGTTGTTTTCGAGTGTCGCATAGACCGAAGCATATGTAGATCCGGCAGAGCGGTTGAATGCCGGAACGGCTGTAGCGGCTGTGACGCCAATAGTCTTGGCGAGTTCGCTGTTGAATCCTTTGATCGCGGCTTGTGCTCCACTGATTCCGGCTTCGGTTGTGGACGCTTTGACGAGTCCTTGGGTAACGAGTCTTTCAGCTGCGCCTTCGGCGGTCTCTGTCGGCAACTGGCGCAAAGCACTAGATGTCATCCCTTTGAGTAGCCCCTTTGCAGTGAGTCGTGCGCCTTGTTTCGCGGCGAGGAAGACAGCACCGCCAGCACCAGCAGCTGGTGCGGTAGCGGCTGCGAGTAATCCAGTTGCGGCAACGTCGGCCAACATCGGAGCAAGTGATTCAGCGACATCTTGTACAATACCATATTCTTTACCAAACAAGTTAGCGACTTCACGGCGATTGCTGCGCTCTTTGATGTTGCCTACCATGTAGTCGCGAGCCCAATCTGCGCCCATCATCATCGGAACTGCGGCGACCATTTCGCCGAGACCATCAACAATTGATTGAGCGACACCAGCTGTGCGGTCTTTGATCTCGCTAAAGTTATTAGGATCGCTGAGGTATTCTTTTACGATTTGTGTATCTTTTTTTCCGCCAACGCGTCCGGCTTGTAGGGTGTTTAGCCAGTCATCGGATAGAGATGATTCGCTCAACGTCTTATTGATTTGATTGAACGACGCTTGAAGATAGGGATCGCGTTGTGCTGTAATAATTTTCTTTTGATCTTCAGAAAGATTTGCGTTAGCTGTGACTGACTTATCGAATAAGTCGTCATTTGCCATCACGGCTGGATGAACAAAAGGAGTCGAATATCCAGCGGTGCGAATATTCTTTGACGCATCTTTTGGGTCGTCATAAAGTTTGAACTTACCATTTTGGTTGGCATTATAGTAAGCAACTTGAGTAAGTGCTTTTGAGATTTCCTCATTAGAGAAAGCATCATCTTCTGGGATAAGCCCGCTCTTATTTACTTGAAAGCGGATGTTACTAACCATGTCATCAAAAGACTTTGCGGGTCTTCCGTCTTTATCAGCCGCTGCGAGTTCATCAGAATAACGATTGATAATATCGGCAACAAATTTATCGTTCTCTGCAAACTTCTCAATTGTGGCTGCTGCTTCGTTATAGCGATCAACTTTAAACAACGGTTCGTTATAGCCAATTGGAACAGACATTTTGGATTGCACCTTCGCCGCGTCAGCAAAAGTCACCCCGCCCTTTTTACTAGCCTTAATCGCTTCAGCCAAGTTCATGCTTCCAAGATTCGGAGAAGCAATGATTTCTTCCTCGCCGTTATCGTTTGTGAACTTCGCCAGTGGTATCTCGCCGCTACGAACTGCGGACTTCAGAGCCTTCCGGTATCCGGTATCCGCGACTGCTAGTGCATCCGTCAAATATTGTTCACCCTTCAAACGGATATCCTCCGGAACTTCCGCCCCTTCGGGATTGAGCTTTTTGAACGTAAGATATTTAGTTGCCGCGCCCCAAGTTGGATCCGACGAATCGAGATTGGACTGGATCAATTCGAGCTTAGTATCCAATTTCGTCTCCTCTGGAGTAAAGATCGAATTGATCTGCTCTTGATTTAGGCCATCTTGTTTTGCGCCAAGCAACGTAGAGTTGCTAATTTCGCTTTCGATCCGATCATTATACGCGCCAGCAGTGGCGTATTCTCCACGCACATATTCCGCATAATTTTTGCGGTCTTTAATTTGATCTCCGGAATCGTTATCCTTTTTCCAATCGTTGAATGGGAGGAAGTCGGGATCTTGTTTTAGTAGTTCATCAAGCTCTGACATAGCAGACACTGGTTATTAGTTGTTGTTATTGGGGTGGGGTAGTCAGGAATTTATCGCTCCGGAATCCGGATTGGAGTCCTGACAGTTTCCTGAGAGAGGACGTAGTACTGCGAACAGTAGAACGGTAAAGATTTTCGTCCGAGTATTTTGAGAGATCTTCGTTCTCAAGCATCGGGTTAAGGTCGCGCATCATTTCCTCAAGTTCAATTCGGTCTTCCGTGGCGAACTTAAATGGTTGTGCTTGTGGAACTGCTCCAGTTGTTGGTGCTTTACCACCAAGAGTTCCTATAGTCATTCCGTCAACTTCTTTTGATTCTGGAGGGGCGAGACGGCGGAGGGTATCCATGTAACTATTCATCGTACCAATCCGCGCTGTTTGCTGCGCTGTCTCGCGTTTCATGAGTTCCTTGTTCATCGCTCTATCTCCAATCCGTTTGGACTCCGCCATTTTAGCGGAAGATATCGCATCAGCAGCAGTAATGTACTCGTCAGCTAGCGGATCAGATTTTCCTTCATACAACTTACGCACAGCATCAGCCTGTCCTGTTTGGGCGAGCGCATAAGCCAACGCACCAGTGCGGTCAGACTCAGCCTTCCGTGATTGGATTCTCCCTTCGGCGGCAGAAAAAAGATTAGATGTCGTTTTGTTATAAGTTACTGGTCCAGCATATTGAAACTTAAGTTCGGCTACCTTAGATATTTTAGTAGAATCGTCCAGAGACGGGTCATCCATAATGCTTGTCAACGCTTTGGTAACTTCGGGAATAGCAGCTAATGACTCTCGCTCAAGACGTGCAATATCTTTTTTCTGTTCTAATTCAAATTGTTGTTGTCTAAAACTAAGTTCCGCGTTTCTGATGGCCAGTTCTTGTTTTCGATTGTTAGCCGCTATCGCATTTTGACGAGTGAGATCATTAAGATACTGAAGCTCCAGCCCCGCCACCTCATCTTGAGACATGCCTATAGAACCGCGAAAGTAGTTACCCTTGAGGGGGGCAATATCGCTAGAGTAATCAAATTCAGCCATCTTAAATATAGAGTTATCTAGTTATAGTTTTCTACGGGACTCTGCTTCTTCTTTTTGTCTCTCTTCTTCTCTTCGACGCTCCTCTTCTTGTTGTTTAATGAGGGCCATGCGGTTGATCCTTTCCTGTTCCCTACGACGCTCCCCCTCTTCTTGGCTCCGGATTCCGCCAGCGGAGAAGCCCATTCCTTTAAGTTCATCTACCGAATACTTCGATGGGTCGATCCCAGCCCTAGCGGCTTTACGGTTAATCCGTCTCATTTGAGAAGCTGGCGAACCAATCAAACGCCTAGAGCTAGACATGGGACGAGAACCAATTGGCTCATTCTGCATCTGTGCAAGACGGTCAAGCCTTGGCGTTTCAGGCTGTGCTTCAGAGGACTGGCCCCTCCAGTTAGGGCCGCCGAACGCTCCGGAAGCGGTTGAACGTTCCCTAGCTTCGCGTTCCTGTCGATCGAACACAGATTCGTTAGTGTTGTTCTGATCATACTTACCGCGATACAATCGATCCACAAACCCAGCAATTTCGGATTCTTGTAATCCAGTGCCAAATTTTGTATCTACAGTATTATTGAGATGATTTATATCAACACCAGTCTCACTCCTCATTGCATCTTCTGGAGTCATGCCGGATTCTCTAGCTTTCCATAAACGAGACGCCAGCTCACGGCGTTTCTTGAGAGTATCTTCATCTTGAGCAGCTGGGGCGTAAATGTCAGATAAGGCCATGAGCGGGACTTTATCTCCGCGTCACTACATTGTCAATACAATTTACCAGAGATACTTACAAGCCCAATGGCGGGCGGTCGTTTTGTCGTTAGCCGTCTGGCAATTGTGGCGAGAACGGAAATTAGCGCGGCGTTTGGGGTCTTTGTGTTGGGTGAAATCCTCATACCCTCTCGCGCCAAACGAAACCTTTTTGACCTTATCTCCTTCTTTTCCCAGAACCACAAACTTCTTTTCGGAGCCGGACGGTGCTTTCTTCGGCTTATTGAAGCCAGCGTACTTCTCGCCCATATACTGGATCTGACCGGAAGGTAGTCTCTTAAATCGTTGGGTAGCCATACATTTACATTGTACCTACACCGGAGCGGATGTCAACGTTTTTGGTGGATGTATTTACATTGTAGTTTGATCCCTTTCAAGATCCCTATATAAAAACTTTTTCTATACTCCATTAAACTGATTGGGCTATAACCCAATCTGTTTATTCTATTCTATAGAAAGTTTTCAAGTGGGGGGTACAGAGTGGCAATCAAACTACAATGTAAATACATCGCCAGAAATGGACGCAAAAACCCCAACCCGAATCCTGAATCCTTAATCGAGAGCCATCGTCATCTCCGAACTGAGAGCGTTCCGGAGAGACTGGAACGAGTTGGTCCGGCGGAACGTACCAGATTTGTTTTCCGGAAGTGGCTCCACCGCCACCACTCCGTGCCTCTGGCGGGCGAGATCGAGACAGAGGAAGGCGGCGTCCGCTAAGTCCGGAGAGCGTCCAAATCTGGATTTGAAGTCTAGCTTGGACTCGATCTTTACACGGAGCGTACCACCTTTGACCAGCTCGTAGTTTCTGGCACAGATCTCTTGGGCCAGATCTCCGGAAATTCCGAACAACTGTCTGGTTCTCACCAGTTCTTTACCCACAAACCAGAGTTCGGATACACGGTTCACGTAGAGTTCTTCTCCCACCAGACTGCTGTTTGCGCTGACACGCTTGTCTGATGCCTTTCCACCAAATCCTACGCGGAGGAATCCAGAGGACCACTCTCCGGCAAGCACGTCGCAGAACGGAGCGCCAGCGCCAGTCGAGTCAACCGCCACGTTTTCCGGAAGGATTCCACGCTTCTCGCAGTGGTCCTTAACCTGTTTGACAATCTGGTAGGTACGCGGAATGGCCTTATTGGTAGCGTCGTCGTTGAGGTGTATGGCCTCTCCGAGTTCACAGACATACTGGCCGTTCACGTCGTAGCCCACCTTTCCGGTATATAAGATAGTGCGGTCACCTCCGTTGGTGAAGGCTGGATCGAGTCCCGCAACCGGAATCGGCTTTCCGGCCCACTGTACCTTTCCGAGCGAGCCACTCCTTGCCAGCTCTGCCTCTGAATAGATCCCTTCGGTTTCTTCGGAATCGAAGAACACGGCACGGACCATCCGCATGTATCCGCGAGATTCCGGTCCGAGCAGAGCCTTGTCCTCTGCCAGCTTCTCCGCCGTCGGGAGCCAAGGATAGATGGTCTCTCCGGCCATAATGTTGGGGCTCCTCTCGCCGTCTAGACGGATGTACTTCCCACCCCATTTCGTGTCCCACTCGTCGTCGATCTGTGCGTCGATCGAGTCCCACCCGTTCTTCGGCTGAGACCAGACACCGAAAGCGTCGAACCGACTGTTCGGGTTGGACATCCCGATCATTTGGAAATCAGGGTTCTTGGAAAGGTTGGTAAGTCCAGCGTTGAGGATAGCTTCTGACAGTTCGGAAAGCTCGTCACCGATGAGGATCACCCGTTTCTGCTTGATACCGATGAACTTGCCGACCGCTTCACGTGTCTTGCTTTTTTCTGCCGCGATAAGTGACAGGCCAGCTTTTTCAATAAGGTCCCCCTTTTCGTTGATGTAGGCAATGTTTCCAATTGAATCCCGAATCTTGATCGGTGCGTCCTCGACCACTGTAAGGAGCGAGATAATGGAACCCCAGATCCGTTTCCGTGCTTCCCGAAGCGTGGTGCTGGTTACAAGGATCAGGGTATTCTGTGGCTGTGAAAGGAAGTTCACGATGCCCCATGCCGCCATTGTATGCGATTTACCAGACGAAGCCGAACCGCCGACCGCTAGATATTTATTGCGGATCGCGTTCTTGATCATGCGGTCTGCCCACGGATGGCGGACCATCAGCTTTTCCGGAAGGTCGTCGTTGTTCCAAAGCTCGTCGCAGATGCGCCAGAAATAATACTCCTTCGCCGCCGGACGATCGTGCTTGGCAAAGCCGTAGAGCAAAGCCGTTATAAGGTTCGTTGGCCTGATGAATAGACCGCCGACGTCCATCTTTTTTGATGTTGGGTCAATACGCGGCTCCAGAACACTCCGAGCAGGATTCGATTTATTTGTCATTTTTCAGAAAAATTTTCTTGAATTTTTTGTCGGCCCCACTTTAATTCACATCATCTTGAGCAGCAACACAAAAAATGTACTGAAGAAAAAGGGCATAAAGAGCAAGCCCAAACAGTCGAAAGAACAGATCGCGGCAGAGTCATCTCGACTTCGCCAGCGTGCGTTGGACCTGTACCAACAGGACTACATGGTGACTTCGATCTCCAGAGATCTGAAGGTCAGCCAAAGCACAATCCACAAATGGATTCGGGAAGCCGGAATCAGGAAGAGGGTAAACCCGTTCGATTCGATCGCTGATCCTGACGCAGAGCCAGTCGATCCATTGGCCGACACCCTTGAGGAAGATCTTAAAAATAAGACTGGTGAGGCGGTCCGACTGGCGATGCACGATGCCGTGATTGAAGAAGAGAAGAGCCTCCTTGAGATCGCCGAATCGCAGTCCACTCCGGCAGACAAGTACCAGCATTATATCGCGGCGGCTGGCGTGAAGCTCATGCGGGACAGCATGAAGAATCTACGTGGTCCGAGAACTGTTCGGGAACTCTCCGAACTCGACCAATTGATTCGCCGCAACTTGGGACTCAACTCCAAGAACGGTGGAGGCCAAAGCAAGATGCACATTGACATTTCCATTCTCAACAACACCGAAGCCGATCGCGGAGACGGAGCTGTTCGAGTAAAGAAAAAAGCAACAGTGATTGATATACCAAACGAAGAACAAAACGATGATTGAACTACACAGCAGCCCGATTCAGTTTCTCGCAAGAATTGAAAGCAAGAATCCTGAAGTGGTGAAGAAACGCAAAATGATTACGGTAGATGATTACGCTTTCGATTCGGTAGAATTACGCGGAACGTATTATCGAGTGATTCCGACTACCGCTAGAGAAGTATTCTTTTTGGCATCTCTTGAAAAATACGAAGATAAGTGGGCTCCTGCAAAAGGAAACGGCGTCATCGTCCGCTCTGAAATTATTGATCAACTGACAATGAAACGGCGGTGATTATAGGCATCGACAACGGACTCGACGGCGGGCTGTGTGCTATATCGGCGCACGATGGTTCCGTCATCGACAAGTTTGCGATGCCGACTTTTGAACGTGCCGGAAAGCGCGAAGTCGATACCAGAACAATCTACGACTGGCTCACTGACCTGCACACTGTACCCTTAATCGGGATTGAGGAACCACTTAAACATGCAAAGTCCTCACAAGCGATGCGCTCGATGGGCATCTCGTTTGGCAAGATTATGGGCATGTGCGAGTCGCACGATCTTGAAGTAAAGCCCATTCAAGTATTAGACTGGCAGAAGTCTTTGTTGGGCAAAGTGCCCAAATCGCAGACAAAAGTCTTCGCGCTAAAGAAGGCGCAAGAACTTGCTCCAGATGAGGACTGGCGCAAGAACAACCGTTGCACTGTGCCACACGACGGCATCATTGACGCTTTCCTCATAGCGCATTACACTAGACAACGTTATACCAAAAGAAAGTAATCTTATGGACATTGCATCTACACTTGAACAGTGCCTTGACGACGAAGAAGAAGTCATTCTTGCTGACGGCTTTGAAGAAGCGTTCATGGGAATCGCCCGCCAGTTCGGCAAGCCCTTTGCCGTTTACAGTTTTGAGAAATGCCTTGAGATCTTGCGACGCGAAATGACGGAAGAGGACGCCATCGAATACTTTTACTACAACGTGGAGGGCGCATGGGTTGGAGAGAACACTCCTGCTTTCATGTCGTGGGCGGATCCAGAAGACGCTATTTCAGAGGACTAGAAAGATTTTTCAATTTTTTTCTAGACTTACTCCGAACCATCGAGTAAGTGACTCCTCGAATGAAAACACTGTTCCCAAAACAAAGCGATGCGAAAGAGTTCTTTATTTGCTGTCACAAGAACGGAGTTAATACTCTTGATAGTTCTAGTGTCGGTACGGGTAAGACAGTGGTCGCAGTCCATTTGGCCAGAGATTTGGGAAAGCCTGTCGCTGTACTTTGCCCGAAAGCGGTTATCCCATCATGGGAGCGTGAGTTTAAGACACACGGAATAACGCCGTTGTTCGTAACGAACTTCGAGAAGATCCGTGGGGGCAAGACGAAATGGATGTCCAAAGCTGGTAAGAAGATCATGCGTTGGTCACTACCAGCCGACACACTGGTCCTTGTGGACGAGATCCACAAGTGTAAAGGACCATACACGCTAAACGCCCAACTCGTAATCGCACTAGTACAGCAGAAGTACGCCGTACACGGCATGTCCGCCACTGCCGCTGAAGACCCTACTGAGATGCGGGCATTGGGATATCTATTGGGGCTACACTCGCTCAACAAGCCAGAGAACGGACTGACTAGCTGGTACAGCTGGATGATGAAATACGGCTGCTATCAGGACGATTGGGGCGGCTGGAAGCTGGCGAATAAAATAAAGCTGGCTCCGCTCCGACACACAATGTACGGAGTAAACTGCAACAAGCTGACGCCAGCAGATTTTCCAGATAGCTTCCGTGACAATCGTGTTTTCGTCGAGCCGACTGAATTCAAAGATCTGAAGAAGATCGATAAAGCTTATGAACAATTGGGTCTCACGCCAGCGATTATCGACGAATACATACTGAATGGTACGGTAGCAAATAGCGAACATGTGCTGGTCAATATCCTCAAAGCCCGCCAACTGGCAGAGTCCTTCAAAGTGCCAGACATCGCTGAGATGGCGGAGG